CCTTCGCTCCGCTCCGCTCCGCTGCCGTCCACGGTAGCCCTGATCGCAGCGAGCAGGTCGTCCCATTCGTCGAGCAGCGCCCTGGCCTCGGCCACGCCCGGGCATACGGCCCGCTTCGAGGGAGGGCAGTAGCAGACGGTGACCCTGCCTGCCGCCTTCACCCCGGGCAGGGTGCGGTCGAGGCAGGACTCGATGCGGCCCACCCTGAGAGCCCATGCCCTGATCGCCGCATAGGTCTTCAACTTGGCCGGGACGACATGGACCCTGCCGGGCTGCTCGATCAGGTGGTCGAGGATCTCGACCTCGGCCTTCGTCCAGCCGTCGGTGTCGGGGCGCTCGATCTCAGACATCGAGGGTGATCTTCGGCGTGTGCTCGTCGCAGTAGACGAAGCCCGGCTTGGAGGTCTTCTCTCCACAGGTTCGGCAGAACCCTCTCGGTGCTTCCGCTTCCGCCTTCGATTCTGCTGCCACCGCTGCCGCGCCGCCTGCTAGTGCTTCCGCTTCCCCTCCCTTACAGGGAGGGGGAAGCGTGGAAGCAGTCGGTTCGGGTGCTTCCATCTGCTTCCCCGGAAGCACTTCGGAAGCAGCGGAAGCAGGGGCCAATCGGTACCCCTTCCCGGTCTCTGGACTGTCGGCGATCCCGTCGTTGTAGAGGCGGACGAGCGCCGCTTTCACCTCCTCATTCCGGCGTCCCTGCCGGATCCCCGCCGCCCCCATGACGGACCGGAGCGACTGCCATTCCTCGGTCAGCACCCCGGCCACCTGTGCGTCGAGTTCGGCCTCTTTCGCCAGCCGGACCTCCGAGACGGCTTCCCCCTGACGGCGCTCCCCGAGGGTGACCTCCCGGGTCAGGTCGTCGTAGAGGATCTGCGTCTTGGCGATCGCTACGTCACGGCCTCGGGCCGAGAAGTGCCGGGTCTCCCCCCTGCCGCTGATCTGCCAGATCGCGTCCGGCCACTCCTCCCACTTCGCTGCGCCCTTGGCCCCCCGGTCGTCGTCCTTGCCGAGATGGTGGACGACCATCACCCGCCTGATCCCGGCCCTGGCGGCGATCTCGTTCACTCCTCGGAGCCACGCTTGAATGATCGGGTTCGGATCCCCTCCCGACAGATCCCCGAGGAGCGGCTGTGCCGGGTCGATGATGAGGGTCGTCGCCCCGACGGCCGCCAGTTCGGCGACCCACAGATCCCTGCTGGCCTTGTCGGTCGGGATGAACGACGACTCGTAGCCCCGCAGGCTCTTGATCAGCACCTTGTCGGGGTCGACCCCCAGATCGTTGTGCCATTCGGCCAACTTCGACGGAGCCATCTCGGCGTCGAGCAGGACGATCCTGCCCGGGTGCTCGGCCACGATGAAGTCGCCGAGGAACCTCCGGTCGGTCTCCGAGCAGAGGGCGCTCAGAAGGTTGCCGAGGATGGTCGTCTTGCCCGCCTTGGCGGATCCGAGCAGCAGGACGTTGCCGACCTCCGGCCAGAGGTGCTCGACGAGCATCGGGGCCGGTCCCTCCTGCGCCGAACGGTCGAGCCATTCGGGGATCGGCTGACGATCCTGCGCCAGCAGGGCGAGCCGTGCCTCGGCCCGAAGGGTGAGGTTGGCGACCTCGGCCATGAGATCGGCATAGGGCATCTGCTCGGGGTCGACCTCGAAGACGAAGCCCATCTCGCGGGCCTCAGAGACCGTCAGACGCCCCGGAGGAGCCTCCTGCGTAGGGACACCCTCAGACGGCTCCGAACGGCGCTCTGGCGCTGCGAGGGGGCCAGGAGCGGCCGTGATCGGGTCAGTGACCCCCTTGGCGATCAGCAGGTCGATCTCCTCGGGGATCCGCCGGATCTCCGACGGCTCCAACCCGGCCTCGGCCGCAGCGCCGGACAGCGCCATGACGGCCTCGTTCCTGTCGAGCACTCCGCCGACGATCGCCCGGGTGACGTCGACCACGGCTTCGGTCGCCAGGGTGATCCAGCGGGCTCCGCTCGGCGCTCGCCTGACCTCCTCGACGCACCTCCGCAGCACGGCGGCTCCATACGCCTCCGGCGAGCCCGGCCGGGTGAACTGATCCCAGACGTCCGGCTGCTTGGGCGTCGGCTGCGTGCTCGCCCGTTCCCGCTTCGGAGCCCGCTCTGACAGCGCCCGGTGGAACTCCGGCCAGGAGACGTCCCCGGCGGCGTTGTTCAGATCGAAGCGGACCATCGAGTAGAGGTTGCCGGAGACGTGCCTGCTCGGCGGCAGGACGATGTAGCCGCCCTCGCCCTTGACGTCGATCCCTGCCGGGGCCGTCCGGCCGCCTTGGAGGATCTTCTGCCCCGGCGGGGCGACGAGGTAGTGCCTGCCCCCCTCGGCCCGTCCGGTCCGCAGTTCGCCGACCGTCTTCGGCCGACCGACCTCGGCGACCACCGCCTCGAAGGCGGCGAGGTCGTCCACGTCGATCACGTCGAAGACCTTGCCTGTCGGAGTCGCGATGTTCGCGTCCGGCCAGCGGGTCCACCATTCGGCGACCTGCTGCTCGTCGAGGGTCGCCGACTTGAAGCCGTCGGCCGTCCTCGGATGCTTCGCGGGCGAGGCGCATTCCTCGCCGCAGGAGCAGACCAGAACGCCCCCACGCTCGACCGGCTCGAAGACCGGGAACACCGGGACGCCCTGGCGGACCCACCACAGGGCGGAGTCCCTCATTGACGCTTGTCGTGCTGCTGGCGCTACACTCACGGCCGTACCTTCCTCGTTCCCTCGGGGTCGGTTCTCCCTAGTCGACAGGGGCCGGAGTCACCGTACTCCGGCCCCTGTCGCATGTCAGGTGTCAGAACGGAGGAGTGTCCTCCGACTGTCCACCGACGTCCACCTTGATCTCGAAGACCTTCTTCATGCCCTTCTCGGCCTTCTCGTCCCGGGCGTACTTGACCCAGATCCGGTCCCCGACCTTCGGCCGGATCTCACGGAACTGAGCGGCGAGGTTGGCCTGAGCGACCGTGATCGACCGCTTCGTGCCCTCGTCCGTTTCGAGGTCGACCTGTGGCACGGTGTTCCCGTCGAAGTCCTTGCCGGGGCCGATCTTCGTGATCCGGCCGACGACCTGATCGCCGGGCTTCTGCCACTTGACGAACTCCCCGCCGGTGTCCCACTCGTCCCACGGGTCGACTGCTGAGTTACTCATGTGCGTCTGCCTTTCGTGTGTGCGTTCGTTCCCCCGGCTGACTGCCGGAAGCCTGTGCGCCGTGATCGTGAACCATCACGGCATGTGAGGCGAAGCCCGTAGTGTGCTCCTCCCGGTGGCACTCCCTCAACCCGGTCTCGGTCTTGACGTCATCGACGTAGAGCCCGTGGACGTAGCCGAGGTGCCATCGCATCTCGGTCTCGTTCCTCGGCTTGATGTCGGCGAGTTTCACGCCGCCCCCTCGATCAGCCGCACCTTCGCCTCGATGATGCGGCGCTGCCCCGGAGTGCCGTCCAGCCAGAGCCGCCGCAGTTGGTCGAGGTCGTCGGGCAGGTGCGTCGGCAGGAACTCCTCGGCCATGAGGTCGCGCCGCTTCCGCAGCCCTCGCACCTTGGCCGCCACCTCGACCGCCTCCCACCCGGCCACGAGGTCGAGCCGCAGCAGCCGCCCCCTCGCCTGTCCGGCCGGGAGCCAGACGATGAAGCCCGTCGTCTTCGAGGCCGGGTTCTCCGACCGCTCCCCGGTCACGGGGTCGTAGATCTTGGAGTTGGCGTAGATCGCCAGTTGCGCGGCCCATGCCAACTGCTTGTAGCGGACGCGCTCGTCGTCAGCGGGGCCGGTCTTCAAGTCGACGATCACCTCCTGCTCGTGCCACGGGGTCATCGAGATCCGGTCCGGCGTGCCGCCGATCTGGTACTCGTCGTTGACGACCGCCTGCTCGATGAACCGATGCTCGAAGCCGAGGGTGAGGTTCTCGTAGACCGCCAGATCGGCGAGGTCGACCTCGTTCGCCGCCCACGGTTCGAGCCCGGAGTCGATCTCCTCGGTCATCTTGTGGAGGCTCGATCCACGCTCGGCCGCCCGTGACGATCCGGCGTGCTCGGCCGCCTGCTCGGCGATCCGGCGCACCGCCTTGATGTCGTCGCGATTGTTGATGACGGCCCGCCGTAGATCCTCGCGCTCGGTCAACCCGAGAGCGACGAGCCCGGCCTTCCACGGGATCAGCCCGCCCTTGTCGTCGAGCGCGTCGATGAAGGTGGTCGCTCGGGTGTACGCCGTGCCGTCCACGATCGGCCGCTTGAAGCGGTCGCGCTGATCGTCAGTCCACGTCGTCATTCGCCCGTACCCCCGTTCAGGTAGTTGACCGCCGACTCGGCGTCGGAGATCAGGAGGTACCGCTGATGCGTGACCCACGTCCCGCCGGGCTCGAAGTAGCCGACGAGGAACGCGCCGACGGTGCCTTCCTCGGTGTAGGTCTTCCTGATGAGCCAGTTCATGTCGTCCTCCCTAGTCGTTGCGTCCATCTTGCCGAGGGGGTCCGACACGGAACCCCTCAACGTGCCGCCGGAGACAGCCGTAGACCCGCCATCTCGTCGAGTACCACCGGCCGCAGGTCGGGCAGATCCATCCCTGACCGAGCCCGCCTCGCCGGATCTTCACCGGCCGCCTCATCGCACGTCGAACCAATGCGCCAGCAGAGCCGCAGCGTCACACCCCCGGAAGGCGACGTACCACTCGCCCTGCCGGTCGAGCCCGACACCTCGCGGCTTCATCACGAGAGCGCCGATCGGAGGTGGCCCTGCCGGGTGCGTGGCGTTGCCGACCTCGTTCTCCAACTCCCGCATCCACGCCGGGAGGGCGATCGTCTGCTGCCACTTCACCTCGGTCACGAGCCCCGGTGTGCCGGTGACGTCGCCGGTGTCGGCCCGTCCTCGCAGCGCCGCACGCTCCGCGCCGTCGAAGCCGAAGGTCCGCAGGTAGTTGACCCACGCGGTCTCCGCCTTCGTGCCCTTGTCCCGTTGCTTGCTCACGCGCCCTCCCCCGAAGCCAGCGCGTCACGCCATCCGGCCTGATAGCCCTCGGTGTAGGTCCGTCGGTTCCGATAGGGGCTCTCGTCCCTCCCGAGGACGTAGTTCGGCAGGACGTAGACATGGGAGTCGCCCCGCCGCTCGGCCAGCCGGGAGATCCGACCGACCTTGTGAAGCACCGACAGTGCCCCGGACGCCTGCCCGTGGTGCCAGCCCCGGATCTCGGCCAACTCGAACCACGTCAGCCCGGGCGCTCCGGCCCGCGCGAGCAGCAGCAGCACGGCCCGCTGACGCTCCGATGTCGTGCCGTCGGCATCGTCCCGCTCGGCGCGGTCCTCTGACGCCTCCGACCCGGACCACCCGGACGTCCCCCCGTAGGGAAGGAACGGCTCCTCGAACTCGTCCTCGCTCATACCCCGGCCTCTCCCTTGAAGGGCAACTCCTGCTGCCCGTCGATCGGTTCCTCCGACGGCTCCACCTTGTCGAGCCGCCCGTCTCGGATCATCTCCACCTCGCCGAGCAGCCCGAGGGCCGCTTGCCCGAGGATCCAGCCGATCGCCTCCGAGTTGGCGAGCGCCTGCGCGTAGGTCGTGCCCGACGCCTTCGCCGTCTCGGAGACGATCCGGGGATCGGTCGCGATCGTGGCCCGCCTTCGCAGCCAGTCGGCCGCCCGAGCCCGCCACGCGATCTCGACAGTCGCCCGGTCAGCCACGACGCGCCCCCTTCCGGCGGTTCTGCCATCCCTCGACTCCCTGAGCCGCCAGGGCGACACCGCCGAACAGGACGGTCAGGACGACCACGACCTCACCGAAGATAAGGAAGGCCAGCAGCCATGCGATCACGCCGAGCCATGCGTTCGTACTCATCGCTCCTCCTCGCCGAGCCAGTACCGCGACGACAGGACGACCGACTTGCCGTCGTCGTCGCGCCACGCGATTGCCTCTCCCCGGATCAGTTCCTCGGCCGCTTGGTCGAGGTACCGCCGCCACGCGATCGCCGGTGCCCTGTCCGGCGCACCGATGACGGTGAGGCGGAGTTCGGAGCCGAAGCCCTCCAACTCGCGCTGGACGAACCGCCGTGTCCACTCGTACCCGATGAGCCAGCCGGTGAGCCCGAAGACCGCCGCCGTCAGCAGCAGCATCCCGGCGAGCACGATCTCGTCGACATACATCGCCGTCACCCCTTGACCACGGTCGGCGGCTTCATCACGGCGGTCTCCTCGCCGATCGGCACCGTCTCCTCGCGCACCATGTCGAGCATCTGCCTCGGCAGGACGCCGCCTCCGGCGTAGTACCGGAGGATGCCCCGCACGAGAGCAGACACGGTGATCCGGTCCTTCCGGGCTCGCCGGTGCGCCGCCTCTCGGACGCTCCGGTCGACCCGGGTGCTGAACTGATCGCTTCGCGGGATGCTCATTCCTCTCCCTCCTCGTCGTCGTCGATGAACCACCGGAGTCCGGCCCTCGACCACGACAGCCCGATCCGAGCCATCGCCTCGTCAGGGTCGACCCGGGAGATCTGTGCCACGAGGTCGATGACCCCGGCGGCGTACCCGGAGAGCATGAGCATCACGAGCCGGGCGAACTCCGGGCTGCTCGACGCCTCGGTCACGAGTTCGCGGGTCGCGACGTCGAACTCGTTCCACTCGGGCCGTCCGTCGCGGCCGAGGTTCGTCGACTTGTGGACGGCGGTGATGAGCCCGGACGTCAACTCCGACGCCCGGCTCGCGTTCGCCCGCCACTCCTCGTCGCTCCAATCGGACAGAAGCCCGAGCAGCGAGCCCACGTCGTCGTTGTGCTCGTCGCCTCCGACGAGGAAGACGGCCGCGCCCATCTCGGCCGACGACCGCTTGATCGCCTCGGCGAACTCGGTGGCAGCCTGTCGCAGTTCATCCGGGTTGCCACCGATGACGGCGACTCCGTGAGCGGCGTCCTGCTCGGCCGCCTCGATGATGTGCGCCAGAGCGGAGTCGCGGTCGGCGAAACTGATGTCGCACTCCTCGCAGACGTACTCGATCATGCTGCCCCTCCCTCGTAGCGTCCGGCGCGGATCCCGGCGATGAAGCCGTCGGTCCACGTCGCACCGTAGGTGGCAACGATGTCGTCGAGCGACCTCGGCGCGGGCGCTTCGTTGATCGCCCGCATCGCCCGCTGCGTCGCCATGTAGATCAGCGCCTCGACGGTGTACCCGGTGTCGGCGAAGATCGCCTCGATGTCGCCCTCGGAGTCGGCGTCGAGCCCGAGGATGACCTCGGAGAGCCGCCAGAAGTCCGGCCCGTCCGGTGCGCCCGGAGGGCGCGAGTCCTTGATGCTGTCCATCTCGTTCTCCCTAGTGTGTGAAGTGACCCGGGGCCGGGCCGGGCTTCCCCTCCGCAGCCCGACCCCGGGAGTCGATCATCCGACGAGCGCGACTCGCTCGACGGCCTCGCGGATCTTCGCGGTCCGGCTGTCGTTCCGGCCTTCCAGCGTCCGGCGAGCCCGCAGCGTGTCGGGGTCGTCGGCACCGCGAACCGGCCGCATCCACTCGTCGGCCTCGGTGATCGCCTGGAAGACGTCCCACGCGGTCATCCGGCCCCGGCGGGTGGTCAGCAGCGCCCGGTTGACGCGCTGGCGGCTCCGCTCCCGGCCGCCGACCTCACGGGCCGACAGGCGCGGGTCGAACGGGTCGCCGTAGACCTCGTTCGTGATGTCGCGAACGTCGGAGATCGACAGGTCGATCTCGCTCGTGATCCGGGCGAAGCCCTCGATGTCGTCCATCATCTGCTCCGACTGACGGAGCAGGTCCGCCCCGAGGTGGACAGCGACCCGGGCGTTGGCCGTGTGCCGGATCGACACCTTGGCCTTGGCCCGGCCGAACGCGCCGCGCATCCCGTTCGAGCAGAGGAGCACCTGGGGAGTCATGGCGACGGTCAGAGCGCCGGAGCCATCGTGCGACGTCTTGGCGAGCAGGTAGCCCTCGATGACATCGCCGTTGAAGGTGCGGTCGAGCGACGGGACGCGCATCTGGACGAAGGGAACCGTGCCCTTCCGCAGCGTGCCCGCGCTGACGTACTCGGCACCGAACTCGTCGCGGAGGTAGTTCAGCGGGGCGAGCAGTTCGGCGTTCTGAATGACGTGGTAGCCCTTGCCGACGATCCCGAGGGTCGTGGTCTCGCCACCCTTGACGTAGTACGTCGCCTTCCAGTCGGAGAGGTCGACACCGGCCAGCGTGGCGGGCGAGTAGCGGCCTTCCGGTGCGATGTCGGTGGTCTCGACGTGCCAGTCGAGCCCGGCCATGTCGATAGCCTCGGCCACGTTGTCGGCACCGAGGACGCGGGTTCCGGCGAGGATGCCGGTGTTCGTGCGGGTCATCGTGTTCTCCCTGAGTCGATCTCCCTGCCGCCTCCCTGACGGCTAGTCAGAGCCTAGCAGACTCCTAGCCGCGTCCGTCAACTCCGGCGTGTCGGGACAGGGACCGGCCCCCTACTCCGCGCCGGGGGAAGGACAGAGAGGGGGCCGGTCGATCAGGGGGTCAGCCCTCGCGGTTGGAGCCGACTCCATAGAGGGTCATGCCGGGGTCGAGGTACGCCAGGAGCGTCCGGGCGACTCCGGCCAGCAGCGTCAGCCAGCCGATCCACTCGGTCGGGATGGCGAGCCCGGCCGGGGAGAGCCCCTCCGCCACGAGCAGCAGCAGCCCGAGGACCGCGAGCGCGGTCGTCAGGAACGAGCGAGCCATCGCCTTGAACTTGTCGACGGTCATGGTGATCCCTTCCTATGCCGGTACAACGGGGTAGGTCCGGGCGATGCCCGTCCATGCGGCCGAGGTCGCCACCTTCCAGAGCGGCATCCCGCCCGCCTTCGCATTGAGCGCCGAGCCTGCGTCGAGGGAGACGAGGTGCCCCCCATGAAGCAGCCAGTAGGAGCCGTTCGGTGCTTGGAGAACCATCGGGTCATCCCCTTTCGAGGGAGTGTTGGGTGTCGGTGTCGGAGGCGGTTCGGGCGGCTGACCGAGGTCTTGCGCGGAGATCAGCCACGGCACTCGGAGGTCGGCGCACGTCTGCGTCACCGAGAGGTGCGTGTGCCGGTCGTGCGGCGTCCCGTCGTAGGACCGCCACGCCCACTTGCCCTTCGCCGACGCGATCCGGCCGTTCGAGATGACGTACTTGACGCGGCAGTCGCCCATCGCGCCGAGCACCCGCAGCCGCTCGGCCAACTTGTAGGCATCGCAGCCGCCCGCCGGATCGTGCGTGATGTCGATGGCGCACACCCGGCCGTAGTCGTCGGGATTGTGGTCGCTGACCCGAGACGAGTGCGCCTCGTCGCCGATCGTCCCGTCGCTCGCCGTCGAGCGAGCCGGAGCCAACTCGTCGATGAGCGTCCGCAGGTCGGCGATCGAGTACGCCAGTCGCCATGTCATGCCGCCCCCTCTCCTACTGCGCGACGTCCTTCGCCATGATGGCGAGGACGCAAGGCCGCGACGACGTGGCCCCGATGGTGACGTCGCCGCCGCCGGTGACGACCTGAGCATCGGCGGAGACGGTGTAGGTGCCGTTCAGTCCGGCCGCCGTGGTGACGAGTCCGGTACACACGAGCCCGCCCGCCTGCGTCGAGGTGACCGCCCCGGTGTAGATGGCGGCGTAACCCACCTCCGTCCCGTTCGCCGTGATGCGGAAGGCGACGGTCCGGGCCGCAGCGGTGCTCTGCGTGACGTAGGGGATCGAGAACTGAATGAGGTACTCGACCCCGGTCTCGAAGTCGTAGGAGCCGGAGCAGATTCCGGTGACCCATGACGCGGCGATGAGCCCGCTACTCGTCGTCCGGCGGTGCGTCACGATCTGCGCCGCTTTCTTCAACGCCAGCGGATTGTCCCTCAGTTCAGCGTTGAGATCCGCGACGGCCGGGACGTCGTTCGTCGCCCAGGTGGTCGGGGTCGTCCAGAGTGCCATCTCGCTCCTCCTAGTAGGCCAGCACCGGCGTCGTCGAGGTCAACTTGCCAGCCGTCGCATCCCCGAGGATCCACCGCGACTCGGTGGCGGTCGGGGAGGTGGCGATCGAGACGGCGTGCCTGCCCTTGTTGACCGAGTGAGTGATGCCCTCGACCCACAGGTCGACCGTGCTGCTCGTCGAGATCACCGACGGGATGCCGGAGACCCGCAGCACGTCGCCGATGTCGAGCGACAGGACACCGGCCGCGACCGCCGCCGGGACCGCCGACAGGTCGATGACCAAGTTGTCCCATCGCAGCGACTCGGAGTCGGTCTTGCCCGCCTGCCACTGAGCCCGGGCTCGCGCCTCGTGATAGGAGAGCGAGTTCACGCTGACGCTCGCGCCGTACTCGCCGTACTGCGCGATCGACGCCGTGTTCCGGTGGACGAACGTCGACCCGGTGTCGGCGTGGGAGCAGGAGACCGCGTTGCCCCGCTCCGACAGAGACGAGTCGTCGAGCGTCGGGTTGGGGGAGACGATGTAGTCCATCGCCAGCGAGTAGGTGTAGGTCGACGGCACCCGGCGGCGGAACCGCGAGTGGAACTTGACCGTGCCGTCACGGCCCGCCCACACGACACCGGCGTCGGTGGTCGCGACCTCTTGGAGCAGCGCGTGGACGGTCTTGCCCGCCACCTCGGCGCGGCCCATCCGAGAGACGCCGACGTCGGCGATCGTCGAGGTGCTCGCGAAGGCCGACGGTACTCCGGCCCACTCGCAGAGCCGGACGATCCGATCCTCCGGCCGCTCCCCCCGGAAGCCGTTGTATCCGGCGGCGTGGAACTCGGCGACGTCAGCCGCGCTCCATGCCGGGGCCTTGCCGACGTAGGCCAGCGCGCCGTGGTACATGCCGTCGGTGGCGTTGCCACCGAAGCGGACCCCGTACTTCGGGAACGCCATCGTCAGCGCCCCGGTCCATGTGTCCCGCAGCACGCCGTTGACGTACAGGTTGAAGGTCTTGTTCGTGATGTCGCCGGTCATCACGAGGGCGACGCTCGTCCACCCGGACAGTTCGGTCGACAGCGCCTTGACCCCGGAGTGGTGCGTCACCGTGCCGCCGTAGAGCGTCGGAGTGCCGCCCTCGATGACGGCCGACAGTCCACCGGCCGTGTCGATCCGAAAGAACACCGAGTCGCTCGTCGTGAACAGGCTCCCGGCGAACGCCGCGACCTCGCAGGCGGGGAAGTCTGCGCCCTCGGCGGCGTCCGGGTCGCCGTCGGAGTTCAGCCAGAAGAACAGCGTCCCCTCGTAGGCGTCGGCGATCGTGACGCCACGGGCGATCGCTTGGAGGTACGCCCCGTCGGTCGACGAGGCGGGCTCGAACAGGGCCGCCCCCGCCTCGCCGTCCGGCCCCGACACCGCCAGCGGCGTGACCTTGCCGCCCCACCCGACCGATCGACGGGTCAGCGCCCAATAGGTGCTCTGCGTCAGCGAGCCGAACAGCGAAGCGTCCTCACCGTCGCCGCCCTCCCACAACGGCCAGAGCACCGTCGCCCCGAGCGTCAGCGCCGTGTGCGCGACGCGGGTGAGGAGCGTGTTCTTGTCGAGCACCCCGAGCAGATCCGACATCTCGAACGAGACGACCGAGCCGGTGTCGACCGAGCCGGGGAACATCGGCGTCCACTTCGTCGCCCATCCCCGGAAGACGTCGTAGGTCGTCGAGTTCGCCGTGGCCCGGACCCGCACCGGGACCGACCGCTTGATGTTCGGGTAGTACGCCCCGGTCGACAGCCCGGGAGTGAACCGGCCGTCGCGATTGTCGAGGGTGAACGAGCCCGTCCCCGGCTGAACCTCGGAGAACTGCCCGCGCCTCCCGCGCCGCAGCGACATCGAGTCGCCCGCCCGGACGTAGGCCGTGACGTCGGTCCACGTCGGCGTCGTGTCGAAGATCTGATCGCCGAAGGCCATCTCGATCGTCCATGCCACCGGGCCGCTCATCCGGCCATCACCGTCACCCCTCGGCGCGACGCCTTCGTCAGCGACGAGGCGAGCACCTCGCCGTCGAGGACGACTTGGACGAGCATCGGGTCACCGCCGCCACCGGACGTGACCGAGCGCGGGAACGACTTCGGCTTCGGCGTCGGCTCGCCGCCGATCTTGCGGCCGGAGTTGAGCGCGTTCAGAACGTCGACTCCGATCCGGTCCGTCGCCTCGGCCGACATCATGTATTCGCCGTTCGAGGCGAGGATCGGGATGCGGTCGTCCTTCGGGCCGCCCGGCCCGTCGATGAGACCGCCCTCGGCGAACTGCCCGTAGTTGTAGGTCTCTTTCGTGCCGTCCGGCCGGACGATCGTGAATCGGCCGACCGGGACACGGACGTCGATCCGAGCCTCGACCGCCATCTGCCCCAACTTGGTCAGCGTCGCCTTCAACTCGTCGGCCCGCTTCTGCGCGGTTGCGGAGTCGACGCCGACGTAAGCCCACGTCTCCTCGGGGATCGCATCGAGCCCGCCGATGAGAGCGAGCACCGCTTCGAGATCCTTCCCCCGCAGCCCGGTCATCTTGGAGATCTGCTCGATCGCGTCGGCGCGGATCTCGGCTGCCTTCGCCTCGGCTCCGGCTGCGTCCTCGGTGCGACGCCCCTCCTCCATCACCGCGTCGATCTGCTTCAAGGTCTCGTCGCGGAGACCCCTCAGCGCCTCGCGGTTCTCCGTCACCTCGGCCCGCTGCTTGGCGGTCATCTCCGTCAGGTCGCCGAGCACCTTCCGGCCGTCCTTCATCTCCTCCTTGGCAGCGTCGAGCGCGGCGAGCCGGGCCTCCTCCGCCTCGGCGAGTGAGCGGGTCTGGCCGGACAACTGATTCATCACGTCGAGCAGTTCGACGCCCTCGTCGGCAGCCTGAGAGAACTGGAAGGCGACGTTCTCGGTCACCTCGGCGACCTCCTCCTCGCCCTCCCTCGCCTCCTTCGCGGCGACCGCTAGGCCGTGGAGGTAGTCGCCCATCTGCGCGGTCGGCGTGATGCCGTCCTCGGCGACCATGTTGAAGGCGGCGGCGACCCCTTCGAGAGCCTCAAACTCCGCCGACGAAAGTCCGGCGACGGCAGCCGCCTCATCGACGGCAGCCCGCCACCCCGCCAACCTCTGCTCGCCCTGCTCGATCGTCATGCCGAAGTCGCGGCCGACGGAGGTGAGGTAGTTCAGCGAACTGCTCAGATTCCCGAAGACGTGGACGACGCTCGTGATCGGGGCGGTCCACTCGCCCATCCCGAAGATGCCGGATTCGAGGTGGGCGTCCCACTCCTCCGACCACTTCGTTCGCTCGCGCATCTTGTCCATCGCGGCGGTGAACTCGGCCATCTCGGCTGTCGTGTCGGAGATGGCGTTCTGCGTGTCGTTCCAGCCCTTGACCCTCGCGCCCGCGTCGATGGCGAGCAGGAGGGCGGTCAGGACGGCGGTGACTTTCGCGCTCTTGGCCGCGATAGCCGTGAAAGAGGTGTTCAACTCAGCGACCGCCGCCTTCGCCGAGACGAGCGCCGGTGCGAGCGCGATCGCGGCCGACGCCATGAGCGCGAACGACACCGCCCCGGTCTTCACCGGGCCGGGGATGCCCTGCGTGGCGACGACCATCTTGTCCATCACCTGAACTCCGGCGGTGACCACCGGCAGCAGCCCCTCGCCCATCGACACCTTCAAGTTCTCGATGTCGGCGGCGAGGATCCTCTGGGAGTTGGCAAGTCCCGAGGAAGTGAGGGCGAAATCCCCTTGAATCGTTTTTGTGTCCTTCAATATGACCGCGAGTGCCCCGGCCGCTTTCGCTTGCCGGTCCATCTGCCCGGTGCCGTCGTAGAGGCCTTTCTTCATGGCCTCGCCCTTGATGGCGGTCTCGTCGAGGAAGATCCCGAAGCGGCGCAGACTTTCGTACTCGCCCCTCAATCCGGCTTGAAGCGCGAACAGCGCGTCCGGCACCTCCTTATTGAAAGCACTGGCCATGTCTCCGGCGAGTTGAATCAGCGTCTTCGTGTGATCCCCGGCCTCGTCCATGTCGTAGCCGAGGTTCATCAACGTATTGCCGATCTCGTTCACCGCGTCGAGCGTCGCAGCCTTCGAGAGACCGAACGCCTTCGCGCCGCCCTCGGCGAACGAGATCATCTCCTCCTGTGCGCCCCGGAAGATCCGGCCCGTCAGCGATGTCGCCTCGTTGACGTCGGAGGCGGCCTGAGCGAACGAGTACGCCTGCCGGGCGACGAGCCCGAACGACAGAGCACCGGCCGCAGTCGTCAGCGCCTTCGTCGCCATCGTCGAGCCCTCGATGGCCCCGGTGACTTTCTTGAAGACGGCGGAGGCGTGGTCGAGCGCCAGAATGTCGTAGACCATCGACACGCGGTTACCGGCCATCGCCGCCCCACTTTCCGCCGTTAGCGAGCCATTCCTCTGTCCGGTCCATCATCGCCTCTAAGACGTCGAACTCGTAGCGTTCAACCTCCCACAACTTGACGCCGAACAGGTGCGCCAGCCAAGGCGACAGCCGACGGGCTCGTTGTGTCGGGAGTTCTACGCCGCCGTCTCGCCCCCTTCCTGGCCGGAGGTAGTAGGGACCGCCCCCTCGTCGCCGACCTCGTTGTCCCCGTCGGCGACGTAGCCCGGCTCCCCGGGCTCGCGCTCGATCCGCAGCACATAGGACGTCAGGTCGAAGTCGGCGTCGCCCCATGCGATGTCGACCCCGTTGCGCGAGTGGAACCAGATCCACAGCCAGCGGAGGGTCGTCGGGTCGCGGTCATCGACGAGAGCCGTGAACTCCCCGGGCTTCGCCCCGGTCTTGCGAACGAAGTCCTCGGCTTCCTTGACAGTGAAGGGCGGATAGGTCGTCGACAACTCGACCTCGTTCCCCTCGACGTCTCGGGCGTACATGGTCAACTTCATGGTGCCTCCCCGGCTAGGTGCGTGCGGCCTCCCGCATCGTGGCGTCCATCGCCGCCTTGACTGCTGCCGACCAGAACGGCCGGAAGGCGTCGAGGGTCGAGTAGAAGTACGGGTGCCCCGGCTGCCGGACCCACTTCTCGCGGTTGCCGTAGACCGGGTGCCGCCAGCCCTTCGCCCGCTCCATGTGACGCGGGAGGGTCCGCTGCCCCGGCGGCATCTTGTTCGCGTCGATGAGCACCGCGACGGTCGACTGCCGCTGCGCGAGCATCCCGCCCCGGATCTCCGTCTTCGTCCCGGTCGCGGCGGCCATGCGGGCTCGCAGGTTCGTCGTCTCGCCGGAGGTGTTCGGGATCTGCCGGATGGCGTTCCGCAGCGCGACGGCCGCGTTCTTGGAGACCGCCTCCAACCGAGGCGTGACCTCGTGGTCGAACGACCGCCGATTCGCCCTGTCCAGCGAACGCATCAACTGAACAGGGTCGGGGGTCACCCGGACGTCGAGAGTCCGCGCCTCGTTCGGCACCGATCAGCCCGCACCGACGGTCGCGCCCGTGTTCGCCCGGCGGAGGCTCAGCATGTCGCCGGTGCCGGACCACTGACCGACGAAGTTGAACGTCTGCTTCACCGTGTCGGGGCCGGTGACCGGGACGTCGTAGTCCTGGAACCGGACCGTCGGGACAACGATGTCCAACTCGTAGATCTTGGCGTTGACGGTCCGGTCGAACTCGATGTCGAGGTCGACTGCGGTGTCGCCGGTGACGTACCCGAGCAGAGTCGAGTTCAGCAGGTCGACGGTGACCGAGCCGGACACCTCGACGAAGCCGTTCGGGATCTGCTCCAACTTCGTGCCGCCACCACCGAACGAGTACCGCTCGGTGTCGTAGGGCCGCGAGATTCGGATGCTCCACTCGCGGACGCCGGTGAGGGCCGTGTTGTTGATCTTGAATGCGCCGGAGTTCCACGGGAAGACCGACAGGTCCGTCGCGTAGGAGGCGGTCGAGACGGCGGTCGCGTCGTTCGTCGTCTGCTTGCCGTCGACCTCGACGGAGCACATCAGCAGGCCGCCGACCGAGCAGGAGAACTCCATCGACGTCACCTTGCCACCGGCGAGCCGGTGCCGCTGGACGGTGCCGTCCTGCTGCGGGATGCCCCCCTCGATCGTGATGCCCTTCCCGAAGTTGTCGCCGATCGGGAAGGTCGCGGAGTAGATCGAGCCCGTGACGATGCTCGGAGTCGGGGTCGCGCCGGTGAAGTTCTGGAACAGGTGGTCCCATCCGGCGGTCGGAGCCTCGAACGAGAACGAGCCCGTCGACCCCTCATGCGTCTCTGCGTAGTTGCCGGACAGTGGGCCGTAGCCGCCCGCCCGGATGCCCTGCCCTTGGACCTTGTTGCCCTGTCGCTTCAAGTTGAAGGAGCCGACCGGGAGGAACGTGGTCGCGGCGACGGCCGTCCCCCACGTCACCTCCTTGCCGATTCCCAACTGCGAACCGAGGCCAGAACCGATCGCCATGCCGGATCACCCTTCCGTCTTGGCCGAGGTGCCTCGGCCCTGCTGAACCGGCTCCCAGAGGGCTTCCTGCCCTTCGAGCCCGGCGATGATGTAGTCGTCGCTGATCTCGACGACCTCCCCGGCCTTGACCACCTTGAAGACCCCGGACTTCTCGACCATGAGGTTCCGGTCCTGCCCCGATGCGTTGACGTACTTCATGTCCCCTGCTCCCATGCCAGTCGTGCCCGGTAGTCGACGGCGAACTCGAAGACGACGGCGACGCCCGCGTCGGATGCGACCTGCGTCACGGATCCTCCCCGCAACTCCAACCAGAGCACCTCGGCGATCCCGAGATCCTGCCCCGATGGTATCGCCGTCGCCAGCGCGGACAGGATCGCAGCGCCCTGTGTCCTTGCGGCGGACAGTCCGGTCTCGTTGCCGGAGGAGACGACGACGTAGCCGTTGACGGTGCCCGACTCCTCGACCGGAGCCATCGTCCCGATCGACGCCCACTCCCGGGCGTAGTTGCCGGAGTTCGCCTCCTGCTCGCCGTAGCCCGCGCCGATGATGACCGCCTCCGGCGCGGTCCAGTCGCCCGGCTCCCCGCCGTCGAACACCGGGATCTGATCGCCGACCGTGGTCGGAGCCCGGAAGTCGGTGTCGGCCCGCAGCGTCGTCACGAGGGCGTCGACCACCTCCGGCCAGACGGTCGCCTTGCTCACGAGACCGCCCCCATGTAGCGGTCGAGGAGTTCGAGCGCGGCCCTCGGCATCGCGAAGCCCTGGCCCGGCTGCCAGTCGACAGCGCCGTCGGCCCGGGGAACTCCGACCGCTCCGCGCTGCGTCGACCACAGGTGCTTCGCCACGGTGCGAGTCGCCCGGCGGATCGCGGGCGGCACCTCGCCCCCGAGCCCGGCGAGGTACTCGACCTTCACGATCGGAGCCCACGGGTACGGCAGGTAGCCGAGCCGCCGGACGAGCGTCTGCCCGTCGGGGCCGTCCTTGTAGAAGTAGTGCCCGGAGGAGGCGACGAGCCCGGACTGCTCGGCGACCGTCTGCGCCCTCGGGAACTCCGTCACCGTCGTCACCGAGACGACCCGATCCTTGACGACGACCGTCTCCGAGCCGCCCCGCAGCACCTCGATCCGAGTCGTCGGCAGCACCGGCCCGATCCGGTCGACGATCATCGCCGAGGCGACGGCCAGCGTCTCCCGCAGTTCCTCGTCGTCGGTCGTGTTCGTCTTGTTGAGGTGGCCCTTGAAGTCGTCGAGGGAGATGAGCGTCTGCTCGTATGCCCCCCGGACCGTGAAGGTCTGCTCGTAGGCGACGGCCGGTCCGGTCCCCGCCCACCGGGCGATGAACGTGCCCGCGACCGTCGGCGCGTAGTCGTAGTGGTAGAGCCCCGTCGAGTCCTTCACCGGCGTCGGCGTTGTCGTCGTCTTGTCGGGGAGGAGGATCGTCAGCACGAGCGCGGACGGATCAGCCAGGGCGTTGTTCGCGTCACGGATCACAACGGAGAGCGGGATCGTGTCCCCGAGGTCGTAATACATCTACTCGCCCCTCATCGTCGGCCCGCTGCGGCTTCCTTCGGCCATGATAGGCCGCCCCCTCGTTCCAGCACCGGCACCGGGACCGGCCCTGTCGCCACCCTTCGCAGCCGCCGCCGTTCGAGTTCCCCCGTCGGCGTCCGGTGCCCCGCGCGTACCCGGGTAGGCGGTGAGCAGGACAGAGGAGACGGCGGGAGACCCGAACCACGTCGCAGCGGTCAGGGTCGCGGCGGAGACGAGGTAGGAGGAGGTCGTGCCGACAGTCGGAGTCGGGATCGAGGTGGTCGCCGCGACCGTGGTCGCGTCGAGCGTCTGACTCGCGGTCACGGCCGGAGTCGGCAGCGCCGTGACCGTGGCGACGACGACCGGGGCGACCCTCCAACCGGAGAGCGTCGCGGCCGACGGCAGGGCCGCGACTCCCGCGACGACCGAGGCGGAGACGGTCGTCGAGGTCGAGGTCGTGACCGTGGGCGTCGGGATGGCGGCGACTGACGCCAGGACGGACGCCGAGACCGTAGCGTTGCTCGACGCCGTGACCGTGGGCGTCGGGATGGCGGCGATGGCCGCGACGACGGTGGCCGAGGCGGTGGCGCTGCTCGTCGCCGTGACCGTGGGCGTCGGGATGGCGGCGATGGCCGAGACGGCCGAGACCGAGACCGTCGAGTTGCCCTGCGCCGAGATCGACGGGTTCGGAATGGCGGCGGCCCCGGCGAGCACCGAGACGGAGACGGTGGCGTTGCGCTCCGCTGCGACGGTGGGAGTCGGGACTGCCGCGACCGCCGCCAGCACCGAGACGGAGACGGTGGCGTTGCCCTCCGCTGCGACGGTGGGAGTCGGGATGGCGACGACTACCGCCAGCACCGAGGCGGAGACCGTGGCGTCGCTCGTCGCCGTGACGGTCGGAGTCGGGATGGCGACGTCGGAGGTGATCGGGGAGTCGATGACGTACTCGGCCCCGACTCGCGGGTAGGAGCCGACCGCGACCGCCGCGATCGCCGCGATCCGCGAGACCGAGACGGTGGCGTTGCCCTCCGCTGCGACGGTGGGAGTCGGGATTGCCGTGACCGCCTCGACGACCGTCGCGCCGACCGTCGAGTTGCCCTCGGTCTGAATGCCGGGCGTCGGGATCGCCGCGACCGCCTCGGCGACCGTCGGCGAAGTCGTCCACGAGAGCAGCGTCGTCGGAGTCGGGACGGCAGCCGCAGCCGCGAACACCGTGGCGGAGACGGTCGCGTGACCCGCAGCAGCGGCCTGGGGGATGGCGACCACCCCGGCGACGACCGTCGCGCTGACGTCCTTGCCGACCGTCCGGGTCGCAGTCGGGGTCGCAGCCGTAGCGACGAGGACCGTCGGGGCGACCGTCCAGCCCGCCTGCGTCGTGACGGCCGGAGTCGCAGCCGCAGCCGCGACGACCGAGGCGGCGACCGTCCAACCCGCCTGCTTCGTCGGAGTCGGGACGGCCGCGAGCGCGGCGACGACTCCGGGGCTTCGCGTCGCGTCCGGGGTCGAGGCGACGGCCTGCGGAACTGCGACGAGCGCGGCGACAGCCGAGGCGGTGACCGTCCAACTCGTCTGCGTCGTGACGGCCGGAGTGGCGGCAGTCGCAGCGACGACCGAGGCGGCGACCGTCCAGCCCGCCTGCGTCGTGACGGCCGGAGTCGCAGCCGCAGCCGCGACGACCGAGGGGCTCGCGGTCGCGTTCGTCGACTCCGATGCGGCGGTCGCCTGCGGGATGGCGACGAGCACGGCGACGACCGAGGGGCTCCGCTCCGCGCCCGCCCGCGTCGTGACAGCCGGAGTCGCAGCCGTAGCCGCGACGACAGAGGGGCTTCGCGTTGCGCCAGCCTGCGTCGTGACGGCCGGAGTCGCGGCAGTCGCCACGAGGACGGAGGCCGAGACCGTCCACCCGATCTGCCGCGTCGGAGTCGGGACGGCCGTCGTCGCAGCGAGGACGGAGACGGAGACCGTCCATCCGGCCTGCGTCGTCGGAGTCGGGATGGCGGTCGTGGCAGGGAGCACCGCCGGGGAGACGCCGGTCGAGATCGTCGGCTGCGGGACGGCGGTCGTCGCAGCCAGGACCGAGGCGGAGACCGTCCACCCGGCCTGCTTCGTGACCGCCGGAACTGCGGCGACCGCCGCGAGCACCGAGGGGGTCTTGGTCGCGTCGTTGCTCGACCCCTCCCCGCCGATAGGCAGCGGGCCGGTCTTGATGTGGTCGAAGTAGAACCCGGTCGAACTCGCTGCTGCGCATCCGATCGCCGGGTCGTAGCCGGACGAGAACCCGGCCTCGATCAACACGGTCCAGGTGTTATCCGCCGTCGTTCCGTTGATGTTGGAGCCAGAGAACACCGAGACTGTCTGCGTCGTCCCGTCCGTTAGCGATTCAATCCGGTGCCAGGTGTCCCCGGCCAGGGTGAACGACGATTCCTTCGTCCCATCGAGAGTGAAGCCAGCGCCCTCACCGACAATCTCGTACCCCGCAACGAGTTTCCTGTCAGACGCCCGAACGAAGAGGCCGTTTAAGAAGACCGAGGTATAGGGGAAGATGCCTCCGCCGACTAGCGCATACCCGGCACCAGACGACGGGACGTAGACGTAGCAGCGGATCGGCTGTGGAGCAGTGGCGTAGAAGTCTCGGTCGATGATTACGATGCCGTCCTTGAAGGACGTTGATCCAACCGCCGCCTGCGTGTTCGAGTAGACCGCCCCAGGGTTCCCGCCAGCGTGACCCGTCATGGAGAGTGTGTAGCCGTCGCCGTCAGTCCCCGACGACGTTGGAAAGGTGTTCCCGCTTGTCCCCTCAACGGGAACGACTGCCGGGAAGATGGGGGATCGTGGAGTAGCGACTGCGGCGATGACGGCGGGAGTGACTTGCGCCCCGTTGATGAGGTTCGGCTGATAGAAGCAGGTGCCGTTGTCGGAACTGACCGGGGCATCCGACAGGGTGAATGATCCTGTCGAGTGGCCGCCGTTCTGCGCGTAGCCCCAATTCAGGAGAAGTTGGTCGTTCCGGGTCCGGCTGCCGTTGCTATTGACGTTCGACCAAGTGCTCGACCCGGTGATCGTCTTCAATCCCGTGGTGCTTCCGTCTACCGCCCCGGCATAGAAGTTGGACATCTCAGTACCGCCCGGCTCGTAGCGGTAGCAGTAGAGGTTGATGTTCCCCATGTTGGCCGTAGCCGAGATGTTGACGGTGATCGCGGCGTTCGACCCGGACGCCCATCCGTTCGCAGGCCAGTCAGCCGACCAATGGGCGGCGGCATTGACCCATGTAGAGACGTAGCCAACCGTGTCCTTGGCGACAGAGGCGACGGAGTGAGTGCCGCTCCCTCCGTTCGCGGAGTTGCCTTCCGCCCAGACTGCCGAACGGTCACCATTAGCACCTGGTCGGGGGGAAGTAGTCGAAGTCCCGAAGCGGGAGTGGAATGACCTAGCCACCGATCCACTCCATCCATTCGTGCCGGGATTGAAGTGCTACATGGGCGTCCCACGTCACCTGATCGACCCAGATACCGTGGAAGACGTTGCGGGAGTCAGGCATCGGCAGTGACGTGAATGGCTGGTAGTTGAACGTCGGGATTTCTGCTTTCAAGGCGTCCCACTTGGTCGCTATCTCCCCACCCGCGTCGGCGTATCGGGTGATCGTCTGCCGTGTGTTCGTCGCCCCATCGAAAGCCGGGTCCGGTGCCGGGGGGAGGAACGTCCACACTTGCGCCCACCGCTCTCCCACCGGCCAGTCATCCGGGTCGTCGTTCCAGCAGGTGAGAGTCAACCTGTCCTGAGCCGAAGGGCCGGTGCCGACCTTCGCGTGCTCCAAGCCAACGTGGTCGTAGCCGGACACCCCGACACCCTGAATGTTGGCGGCGACGAGCCAGCCAGGAGTCTGATCCAGCACTTCCCCGCCGACCGGTTCCGCTTTCTTGGCAGCGTTGCGGATCAGCGTGTTGCTGGTCACGTCCCACGACTGCCAGCCCTCGGGGACCGCCAGCGCCCATTGAAGGTAGACGATCATGCGATCACCATGACGAGCCCGGTCGAGATGAGCAGGTCGGGGCCGCTCGGCGCGTCACCCGTGACGGTCGGAGTCGGGATCGCTGCCGTGACGGTGACCGTCGAGGCCGAGACGATCCACTCCGTCGTCCGCGTCGTCGAGGGAACGGCGACCGCCGCCGACAGGCTCGCCGGGGAGGTGGTCGCGTGCTGCTCCGCGACGACGGTCGGAGTCGGGAACGCCGCCGCAGCGGTGACGACCGTCGCGGAGACAAGGTAACTGCCCGAGGCGGTCGCGGTCGGAGTGGCGACGACGGCAGCGGCAACCGAGACGGAGGCGGTCCACCCGGCCTGCTCCGTCGGCGACGGGAGGGCGGTGACCGCTGCGACAACTGCCGGAGTGGCGGTCGCGTCCGGGGAGGCGAGACGGAGACGGGTCTGCCACGCCGCACCCGATTCGGTGGTGTCGTTCGTGTGAGTGACGACGGCGGCGGCGCTCGACGTTCCAGCCGTCGCCAGCCGGTACCCGCCATCAGCCGCTATGTCGTTGGAGGTGGTGCTTTCGATAGCGGTTGCCGGGTACTCGGCCACCGTGTCGAACGTGACCCCGGCCTGTGTGATCGTCGGGTTCGTCGTCGTGGAGTCATCTCGGGTGACAACGAAGAAGTCCACCATGTCGCCGGAGGCGACCGTGATGTGCGACTCGATGGTGGCGGTCTGCGACGTGCGAACCGTGTCATCCCCACCGCCTGCGCCGGTCGGGGTGTCCCACGACTCCCCCGCGCCCTTCTGGTAGCAGACGGCGACCGCGACACCGGGGGCCGAGGTGGTGCCCCAGTCGATGACCGGGCTTGTCTCCGATGCCGATGCCGCGATCTTCCAGAACGCGATGATCTCGACCGAGCCGAGGCCGTTACCCGCGTTCGTCGTGCCGTTCGAGTAGCCGGTGCCGACCGCCGCCCACCCGGACGTGCTGATCGACGGCGTAGCGGTGTACGGCTTACACCCGGCCCGGACGATGAGCATGTCCCCTGCGGCGTGCGTCGGCAGGGTGACGGTCTGCGTGGTCGCGTTCGATACGGCCCACGCGCCGACGCTCCTGGCGGAGATAGCCACGGGTCAACCCTCCCCTCGCTCCCCGGGGAGCGGCGGAGGATCAGCCCGGAACGAGGTCGATGGTGAACACGCCGAGCGCGTCCCAGGTGATCCCGAACGTGCCGCTGCTCGTCGTCGCCGCCGTCACGAAGTCGATCAGGCAGATCGCCTCGTTGCCTGCGAGCGCGTCGGCGTAGAGCAGCGCGCCCATCGCCGACGTGAGCGAGGTGTTCGCCACCGAGACGTCGCCCATGTCGTACTTCAACTGCCCGGCGTTGCCGAGCCCCCAGGTCGGAGCCGTCGAAGTGCTGCCCGCAGCCGCCGCCGACAGAGCGACGCCGCCCGACGGCCAGCCTGCGCCACCGGAGACCTCGTTCGCGTTGTACGGGGCGACGCCGTAGGCGGTGTCGGTGTCGAAGTTCGGGGCCACGGTGTCGTTGAACAGCGCGAACTTGTGCGTCGTCAGCAGCAGGTCGATCCCGAGGTTGGAGGTGTCGAGCGCGTCCCGAAAGGTCAGGACGTAGAGCCCGGAGGTCGTGATTGCCATAGCGTCACCCCTGAGTGGTGGTCGTGAGTTTCAAGGTCTTCGGTGCTACGACCGCATCAACACGGTCGCCCTTGGCGTGCTCGGTGTGAGTGACGTATCCGGCGTCCGGGTCGCCCTCGCGGGTCTCCTTCATCCGGTAGCCCTCCGTCGGGTGCCGGAGGTCGCGGCTGCGGTTGCCAGCCCCGCTCCGGTCCATGAAGTGAAGCGTCTTGATCTTGTCCTTGAACGGCATCTCGTCGCTCACCCTGGCAACCTCCCTGTGCTCACCCGTGAGGATACAGCCGAGGTTGCCACGAGCAGCAGAAGCAGCAGCAGAATCGGCACGGCGACTTGGAAGACCTGCGGCCAGGAGTTCTCGAAGTCGATCAGGTAGAGGACCGTGGCGAACAGCCAGCCGCCGAGCGCCAGGGTCGCCCCGATCCCGACGACCCGGGTCCGGTTCGCGATCGCACCGGCGAGGATGACGACGCCGGACCAGAGCATGAAGTGGCCCCAGAACCGGGGGTCGACGACATCGACGAGCAGCCGGTAGAGCGCGGTCCGCTCCCGGGCTCCCTCGGGCTGCGTGATGTAGACGACCCCGAGGGCGACCATCCAGTAGCCCATGACGTAGGCGAACGTCCTCGGCCAGCCGACCCGGGTCTGAATCCACCCGAGCGGCCCGCGCATCTTGTGGTCATCAAGGCTCATCGAACGGGACTCCGTAGTGAGCGAGAAGACGATCGAGCCGAGAGCGTGTCGCGAGGTGGGCGTCCCGGCACGCGGCCAACTCGGCCCGGAGGCGGTCCGCGTCCCCCTGTGCCCGCTCCAAGAGGACGATGAGGTCGTCACGGAACTCAGCCTCCCGTGAGCCGATCGCCGAACGGGCTCCCGGCCGCGAAGCGAACCACGCCGCTGCGGATCCGCCGACGGCCGTGACGACCGCGACCATGACAGCGACGTCCACTCACGCCTCGTCCTCTGCCACCTTCGCCGCCTTCGCCGCCACCTTGCGGGCTGCGGGCTTCGGCTCGGGGATCTCGTCGAACAGCGACTCGCGGCCCTTCACGATCGCGGCGTCCTCGACGACCGACCCTGCGACGACCGTCACGTTGTCGGGGAGGAACAGCGTCTCCCTTGCCTGGAACTTCGGCACCTTCGGCTCCTCTGTCGTCGGAGTGGGAGGGGGCGGCAGGCTGCGCGCCACGGGTCGGGCCGCCGCCCCCTCCCGGTCACCGTCAGGTGACGTTGAGCACGCGGCCGGAGTTGGCCGCGTCGATCAGGTCCGCGCCGACTCGCCAGTAGGCGAACCAACCGGCCTGCCCGGTGGGCCGACCGTTCGCGGTCGACTTCACCATCGGCTCGTACATGACGGTCATCCCCACGCGGTCGACGATGACGTAGTTGCTCATGTCGACGTAGCCGAGGACGTAGTTCTCGGCCGTCCCGTTGATGACGCCATCCATGTCGGACGACTCGTAGATCGGCCGACCGAGCAGCGTCTCCGGCTGCGAGGCACCGAGGTTGGCCCAGAACGACGAGCCGCCGTAGGTGTCGAACTGCCGGATCTTCGCCATGATCGCCTGATTCGCGTACCACACGGCCTTCGAGCGGTGACGCGGGTTCACGGCCGTCTGCGTCGCGTAGACGTCGCCGACTGCGAAGGTGTCCGTCGCCGCCGAGGTCGTGATGGCGGAGCCGTCGATCAGCGAGTCGATGACGCCGTGCGGCTGACCGGAGCCGGTGCCGAGCGCGAAGGCGGTGCCTTCGAGCCGGTCCTTGGCGTCGCCGAGCAGCCGGGACACCTCGGAGGCGAAGCCGGAGTCGGCCAGCACCTCGTAGGAGCCGAACAGCCACGCGGCGGCCTTGTGCGCCGTGATGGACGGCTGCGCGAAGGTCGGCGTGTTGTCGCTGACCTCGGTGCCTTCCGCCAGCCACGCCGCCGTGACACCGGCCGACGTGACGCCGTTCCAGTCGTCCGTCGTGATCGTCTTCACGTTCGCCTGCGACCGGAACGGGTTCGCGGTGCCGGTGTTCGTGAGGATGATCGTCGGGTCGAGGGTGAACGGCACGAGGTAGCCACCGTTCGCCGCCGTAAGGCTCATCGCCGCACGGAAGGCCCGAGCCTCGTCGTCTTCCAGCAGCGCCGGGAACGAGGTCGGGTTGGCGATCAACTTCTCGAAGGCGGAGCGGTACGCCGGGCTGCCGGTGAGCAGCGCGTGACGGGCGATCGCCGGGCTGTCGTCGACCAGAGACAGGGCCTTGGCCCGCTCCGAGTCGCCGAAGTAGCCGGACTCGGGGATCGACTCGACGAACGAGACGGCCCGACGACGCATGTCGTCGCCGCCCATGAAGCCGCTGCGGACCGCCTCGATGACGTCAGCAGCGAACGGGTCGTCGGCCGGGCGACGCCCGCCGCCGACCGGGATGATCGAGCGGACGCCGGAGTCGGCACCACTCTCGGTCTCGCCCGCGACCTGCTGCGCGATGGCAGCAGAGCGGCGGGTCTCGAAGGTCTGGCCTTCCTCGACCTTGCGGGACACCTCGTCGAACTCGTCGAGCGCCGCGCGGGCGGACTCGATCTGCTCGTCAGTCGGCTCGTCGATCGAGTCGAACTCGGTCAACTGAGCGCGGAGGGACTCCTGCTTGGCGAGGAGGTCCGTCAGCCACTTGGGCATCAGACGATTCCTCTCGAACGGAGTTGAGCGCGAAGCCGGACGGCTTCCGCGCGAAGCGACGAGTGCGACTGCGAGTCGCCGCCTACGGCGAGTCCCTCCTCGGGAGTGCCGTGAATCCCGAGGTAGTCGAGCGCCCGTCGGCGTTCGTCCTCGGGAAGCCTGTCGAAGATGGAGCGTACTCCGAGGATCCGCGCGTCCTTGTAGACCGGCGCGGGTGTCGGGCCGAACTCCTTCATGGCGACTTCGAGCCGCCGGACCCGGGTGAGGGAGCCATCGCTGCGGCGGTTCCACTTCGCCCCGAAGCGGGAGCGGCTCGGCTCGCTCTGGACGAAGCGGCCGGTGAACGACTGCCCCGTGACCTCACCGTTACGGATCGAGGCCAGCACCTCGGAGGCGTGGTCGCCGTCGTTGTAGAGGGCCGTGGTCAGGACACCCCGGCGGTCTTCCTTGACGTCGATCGCCCGGCCGATCGGGACAGCGAACCGCTCGCTCGGAGTCCCGTAGAGAGTGAGCGCGTGGTTGTAGTAGACGTTGAGCCCGGCGAAGTCGTTGCGACGGTGGTGCTCGATCGTCCGGCTGAACGAGCGGCGGTCGAGCACCTCCTCGTACTCGCCGTCCTTGTCGACCACCGAGGCGGGCGTGTCGAAGACGGCGGCGTAGGCGGTGACCGTCCGGCCCTTCACTTCGAGGTCGTCAACTGCGAACGCCCGAACCCGGATATCGCCGCGCAAGATCTCGTCGAGATGGAAGGCTCGCGAGGAGTTCAGAGGAGCACCGACGACGTGAGGCTGAACGGTCTCGATGTTGAACCCGTGCCGCGCCTTGATCGACTCCTCCGCTTTCGCCGCCTCCGCCCCTTCCAGTTTCTTGCCGCCCATCATCTTATTGAACTCGGCCCCGCTGATCTCGGTGACCTTCGAGCCCTCCTGTACGAAGACTCGCTTCTCGGTGACGGCGAAGGTCTCACTTGGCCGAGTCAGCCCGCCCTCCTGATCGACCTTCATCGTCCGGCTAACGACAACGACGTCCTTCGTCGCGCCCTTGTAGGTGGCGACCTCGGCGCCGGGCTTCGACGCCGCGACCTTCGCCTCTCCGACGGGGGCGACCTTCGGCCCCCTCCCGTTCGGGCCGAAGCCGTGCGGACCGTAGTAGTTGCCGTCGGAGGCAGGCTGCGCGTGGAGCCGGGAACCGGGAGTCGCTATCTTGGCGGTCGCCTGCTTCACCCGCTCCATGTGCGCGCCACCGTAGGACGACCCGCTGCCACCGCCATCGCCGCCGTGCGACTTCTGATCGTGCTGCCCGTGCCGAAGTGAGTCGCTCACGCCTCGTCCTCCCGCCCCCCGGCGTCCTCGGCTTCGGTCGGCTCCATCGTATCGCCGTCGCCCTTCAATGCCCGGAACAGCGCCGTGATCTGATCGGAGTCCGGCGCGGCCCCCTCCTCGGCATGGCCGACGACCATGTACCGCCCGCTCATTCGCCTGTCCCTCCGAGTTGTACCTCGTGCTTGTGCGTCAGATCCCACGCGGCGATCTGATTCGCCTTCGCCTCGGAGTTGAGGGTACGGGCTGCTGCGACCGTCGTCGTCCTCACCGAGACGTCGAGGTAGACGTGGCCCTCCTCCTCCCACGCCCCGATGTAGTGGTCCCGCTTCACGAGCAGGTCGGCGTTGCGGGCGGCGAACCGCTCGATGTCGGCCTCTTGAAGATCCTCCTTGCGGATCTTCGTCGTCCGCTTCGGGTACGGGCTGACCATGACCCCGGACTTCGGCGAGTGCGCGTCGACCGCGTGATACGAGAAGCCGCCCTCGCTGCGGACCTTGCCGACCAACTCCTCGGCGACCTGCTCGCCGATGTGCGCCGGGTCGCCGGAGCCGCCCTTGCGGCCGTGCGACTTCTGATCGTGCTGGCCGTGGCGCATCCCGAAGTCCGGCGTGGCGTAGTCGAGGTCGTCGACCGGCTCGGGGCCGGGATCGTAGGGCGTGTCGAGCCACTCCTGCGTCGGCTTCCAGTTCGGATCCGGCTTCCAGCCGGGCGGTGCGATCCTCGTGGTCATCGTTCCCCCTTCGGTGGCAGCGTAACGGCGGTCGGCTCTGCGAGCGCCTCGGCTCGTGGCATCCGACCCGCCTCCGAGGCGGGCTTGCCGAACCACTCCTCGGCCTCGGTCGACTCGCCGTTGACGTACTTGATCCAGTCGGATCCCGCCTTCGTGTCGAGCAGCACGCGCTTCATCGGCTCCGCCACCTCACACTCCCACGTTGACACTCTGCGGCCCGGGCTCGCCATAGGAACCGCCCCAGATCTCCGAGAACGCCGTGTCCCAATCGGGCTCTCCCGCATCGGCGTAGGTCACCGTCGCCTGGACGGACGGCCCGATGACGACGACCTCGTTCTCCCCGTAGCAGCCCGGGCCGGTCGCGGCGGCGGAGAAGATCTGGGACCGAGGAACGTCGGCCTCGATCACGACCTTCGTCACGCCGGATCCAACGTCCGGGTCGTCGCCGAACTGCGACGCAATCCCGCGAGAAGTCGAGAACGACGACGCCGGTCGCAACTCCCCCTGGAACCGGGTGCCCTGCCGGTAACCGTAGTTGTCTACGACGGTCATCCCCCGGTGGACGGTGATGAGGTCGCCCTTGCCGATGCCTGCGGCTTCGAGGGTCGACTGAGTGCGCCGGTAGGTCGTCTGAACGTAGCCGTCGAGCGCCCGGGTATGGCTGCCGTAGAACGAAGTGCCGATGGAGCCGTCGAACATGCCGTCGGCGTCCATCGTGTCCCCGACGTTGAAGTTGGCGCGGATCGCCTCTTGGAGCCCGAGTGACAGCGGGTTCGAGTCGTTCGAGGTGGACGCCCAAGTGTGCGTCAACTGCGAGGCGGCGTAGAAGCGGGTCGCCGACTCCGCCGACTTCTCCCCCACCGAGAACGCACCGACGGGGCGGTCCGTCTCGTAGCCGATCCGCAGCGTGAGGTCGCCCCTCCGGTTGCCCTCGTCGACCCACTCGTCGAACGACTTCTTCCCGCCCTCGTACTCGGCGTCCTCGTCCCAGATTGCTCCGTTGCGGTAAAGGGTCTGCGTCAACTTGTAGCGAGCGGTGCCGGACGTCAGTTCTCCCTTCACGATGCCGACGCCCTGGCCCTCGATGAGCAGATCGACGTCGCGGTCGCCGGTCGCATCGCGGACGAGATCGTTCAAGTCCCAGATCGGAACCGCCGCCATGTCGTCGGCCACGTCCCGGGCAACGCGGTCCTTCAAGGTCTCGCGGAAGTTGTCGTAGGTCGGCCCCTCCCGCCGGGCCACCGTCTCCCTCGCGACTTCCTCGTCCGCCAGATAGGCGGTTCTGCCGTCATCTCCCCATGCCGTGACGTCGCCGACGGAGGCTGCGAAGTCGGCGGCGGGCATGGGGCCGCCTGCGCCCTTGCGGCCGTGCGACTTCTGATCGTGCTGTCCGCCGAGATGGCGGAGGGAGTCGCTCATCCGAACGCCTCCCGCCACTCCTGCTGATCGTCCGTCATCGCCCAAGTGTCCTCCTCGCCGATCTCGCCCCGCTTGAACGCGGCGTCGAGGATCTCCTCGGTCATCGACCCGGCCTCCATCTCGGAGTACCACTGTCCCGGCCCCTGCTGCGCCCACGCGGAGGCAGGCGGCCCCATCATGCCGACCATCGTCGTGTCCGGGTCTCCGGCCTCGGCGTAGCGCTCTTTCAGCAGGTTCTCGCCGCCGCCGCCGTTCCGCTGCTCCTGGCGGTAGGACTCTGCGAGCACCATGCCGTAGATGCGGGCCGAGCGGACCGTCGGCCCCTCGAAGTCGCCGTTGAACGCCTCGAAGTCGTGGCCGTACTCGCTCGACGGATCGAAGGCGTCCCGCAGTCTGCGCCCGGCGGACTCCTCCGTCCAGAGCCGGGAGTTGTAGACGATGCCGGTGTCGTCGGCCATCGCGAGCCGGGGCTTGTCGTCGACATGGAGGAGCGGCGCGAAGTCGACTCGCCCGGGCGCTTCGGCCATAAGCCCCCCGTAGGGGGAGACGCCGTACTTCTGGCCGTTCGGGTTCCTCGCGAGCAGATCGACGTCCCGCAGCATCTCGACCTGCTTGTCCTTCGGGATCGTCGGGTCGAAGTGGACCCGCAGCCCGCCGTTGACGAGGACTTCGCCGTAGTCGTCGGTCGTCTTGTGCCACACGCCGGGCTTGTAGCCGAAGTCGTTCCCCGGCCCCCACACCTCCGGTTCGAGGTAGACCGCCGAGTAGGTGCCCTGCTGCGCCACCGACGCTGCGGAGATCAGCGCGTCGCCCGCGTACTCCGGCGAGCCGCTGTCGCCCCCTGCGCCCTTCCGGCCGTGCGACTTCTGATCGTGCTGGCCGGGCTGATGCCGCTTCGCCTCCTCGACGCTGCGGAGCCAGTCGGCGTTGTCGCCGTCGTCGATGATGACCTCGTAGTTGTCCATCGTCAGCCAGGTCGCCCGGAGTCCCTCCCCGTAGAGTTCATCGAAGTCCAGTTGTGCGTCGAAGATGGCGCGGACCTGCGGCCCAAGGACGACGACCTCGGACTCCCGCAGGCACCCGATCCCGATGCCGGGCACAGAGAAGATCTGCTCGACCGGAACTCGGGCGGTGATGACTCGGCCGTCGCTACCATTCGCGAACGACTGCGCCATCTCCGGGTTCGTCGAGAACGACGACAGCGGCCGGAGATGTGCGACCCGATCAGCACCGTCGCTCGGGAAGTCGCCGTGGACCCCCCGATAGAGCGTGATCTCGCCCTCGATGCCGCTCTCGCGGAGGAACTCCTGCGTCCGGTCGTACTGCGAGCGGACAACGCCGTCCCAGAAGTCGTCGTCGCCGATGAGCCTGTCTGGCGGAGTGTAGGTGTAGGACTGCCCCCAATCGTCAGGGATCAGCGTCCGCTCGGCCGCTGCCATCATGGACCGTGCGCCGTTCGTGTAGGTGCTCCCCGCCCACTCGCGGATCATGCCGGAGGCTGCGGCGTCGAGCAGCACCTTCCGCCCGGCAGGAGTCCCGGCGAGGGCGAACGTCGACTCGGGCCACTTCCCGGTCTCCCGCGCCAGGATCGAGGCGATCTCCTTCGCGCCAGCGCCCCGCTCGATCGCGGCGTAGGCGTCGAAGGAGACGTCGGCGACCGACCAGACGTTGAGGTTGCCGTTCGGCCCCCACTCGTAGACGGCGGCGTCGGCGTATCCGGCGTCCTTCGGGTAGGTGATCTGCGGCAAGTCGTCGCGGAGCGTGACGTCGCGGTCGACGTACTCGCGCTCGATCGCCGCCTTGATGAGATCGTCGCCCTTGCCCTGCCGCTCCATGTCGTCGGCGAGGTCGCGAGCAGCCTTCCGCTTCAAGGCGTGGTCGAGCGCCTCCCCCTCGAAGCCCCCGTCGACCGGGCCGTAGATCCGCGCCGCCTGCGTCTGAGCGAACTGCGTCACCCGGTCGCGCATCCGATCGAGCATCTGCTTGGCGGCCGACTGCTTCGACCCCTTGGCCCCGCCGCCCTGCGGCCGACCGTGTTTCTTCTGATCGTGGAGCCCGGTCATGTGCCGACGAACTCCGGCGAGGACGGCGCTGCGGGCCGCGAGATCCCCGCCGAGGGCCAGGGCGAGCAGCAGCATCCGGTTCCGCCGAACGATGTCCGGGCTCGCGAGCGCCTGCCGGACTCCCTCCTCGACCTCGGCCGGGGCGGTCCCCATCGCGACAGCGGAGAACGCATCGGCGAACGCCTCGACCGGGCTCCGCTGCCCGTAGCCGGTGGAGACGTAGGAGGCCGGGGTCCGGGTGAACTCGGCCGTCATCGGCCAGCCGGTCGGGTTGCGGAAGACCGCGTTGAGGTCGCTGCCGACGCCTGTCCCTTGCTGACCGGAGGACTTGTCGACAGCGTGCGCCCACTCATGCGCGACCGTCGCCTCGACGAGCCCGGCGCTCGTCTTCGAGCGGAGCGGGTAGTGGAAGCCGTTCGCGTGCGCCTCCGCCGAGCCGTCGTGCGTGTAGGTGCCGGACCGCGACAGATCCCGGTTGACGGAGACCCGGATGTCGCCCGCCTCGCTAGCAGTCGTGCGACCGCAGACGCCTTCCGACAGCGCCGAGGAGACGGAGAGGCCGACCCGGGTGTTCTTCGGAATGTCGGCGACCGCCCGGCCCCGGTCGATGCCGGAGACGACGCCCTCCTTCATGGCGCGGTCGGTGTCCTTCGGGAACAGGACGACGATCTCGCGCCCGTCGGCGTCGCGGTAGACCATGCCGCCGTCGAGGCGTCCGGCCTGCCGCTCGGCGGCGTAGAGGTTGGCGAGCGCCGTCGGCTGATCCAAGTCCTCGACCCGCGCCAGCGACGCCTTGTCCTTGAAGCCGAGCCCGTAGAGAGCGACCCCCTGCGGCGTCATGTTCGTCCAGCCCTCGGCTGCGGCCCATGCCTGCTGCGGCTGCGACAGCGCCGAGGATGCGGGGCCGGAGCCGCCCTTCCGGCCGTGGGCCTTCTGATCGTGCTGGCCGCCGAGGTGGCGGGAGGAGTCGCCCGCGATGGCGGCAAGGACGGCCTTCGCGACCTTCGGCTTCACCGTGCCGTAGACCGAGCCCGCGTAGGCATCGGCGAACGCCTCGTCCGGGCTGCGCTGCCCGTAGCCGGACGTGAACTCGTCCATGAGATGAACCCCGGCGTAGGGGTCCTTCATCGCGACGTAGCGGGCTCTGACGTCCCGGGCGAAGCCGCGCGCAACGTCAGCCCTGCCGGTGTCGCCTCCGGCCCCCGCAACGACATGGCCGAACTCGTGGGCGGTGACAAGGCGAACGATGCCGGAGGGCGACTCCTCCGGCGGGCGGAAGTGAAAGCCGCTCTGACTGTCCCGCAGGACTCCCTTGTAGAGATCGGAGTCCGGGTCGCCGAGGTCGCGGGAGACCTCGATCGTCCACCCGATCTTCGACTCCCCGCCGACGAAGATGATCCCGTCCACCGTCAACCCCGGAATCCCCGACCCCGACGTCTTCACGAAGACGTCGGTGCCCTCCGGTACGTCGGCGAACCGACGGGCGTCGCTAATCCCGTCGAGGATCCCCTGCCGGATCTCCGGGCTGTCGGTGGAGTTGAAGGCCGCCCGGATCCGCGTCTCGCCGGGGCCGGTCATCGTGAAGGTCAGCCCGTCGGGGGAGCCCTCCCACGTCGGCCCGCCCCCCTTGCGCCCGTGCGACTTCTGATCGTGCTGGCCGCCGAGGTGACGACGAACTCCGGCGGCGACCTCGGCCTGCGCGGTCGCGCTGCCAGCAGCCGCCAGACTCAGCAGCGCGAGCCGGTCATCCCTCGTCGAGCCACGCACGAACCGCCTCCATCACGTCGAGCAGCGGCAGCGAGCGCCCGTCCTTGTTGAAGACGGACGCCTGCGGAATCCCCATCTCGGCGGCGAACTCGTTGCTCTCCCGCAGCAGCGTCGTGATGTCGGCGTCGAGTCGGCGGACCGGCATGGAGACGTCGCCGATCTTGCCGTCGTCGAGGTCGACGGCGACCTTCGCCGCCCATCGGTGGTGCCCGTCCACGACGTAGTTGTCGCGGCTGACGAAGATCGGGGAGTCGGCGATCTTGCCCTCGCGCATCGCCTGAGCGATGCCGACGACCTTGCCCCCGGCGATCTCCGACTGCGACGCCTTCAAGTAGGACGCCTGCTCGGTCGTCTCCTCCATCGCGACGCCCCTGCTCCGCATCCTCTCGATGAACGCCGGACCGAGGTCGACCTCGCCCTTGGCGTTCTTCGGCAGCCGGTCGGCCGGTGAGCCCGGCAGCGGCTTGCCGGACAACTGCGGCATCTCGGCCCGGGGAATCCCCTTGTTCTGCGAGCAGAACAGGTTGGTCCCCTTCAAGGACGCCCGGCAGAGGTCGATGTTCGGCTTGTCCTTGCCCGCCGCCTCCGCCTCGTCGACCTGCTTCTTGATCTCCGACAGGACGGTGCCCGCCTGCCTCGGCGACAGGAACTCGACGTACTGCCCGTCGGCGAGTGCCTGCTGCGCGACCAAGATGTCGCCGGTGATGAGCGGGTCGTCCTTCGTGCCCGAGCCGGTCGTCTTCGCCTTGCCCCCGGCGTGCGCTTTCTGCTCGTGCTTGCCCGCGAGGTGCCGGGCGGACTCGTCGGCGTCCGGGCCGCAGCCGACGCACCCGCCGGTCTTCGAGCGGATCGGCTGCGGGGCGGCTGCGCCCTGACCGCCGACCGTCTTCGGCTTGCCTTGGAGCGCGTCACCGCCGCCGGGAACTCCCGAGCCGCCGCCCTCGGCCTTCGCCGCCGGGTCGTAGAGCGACGTCGGCGCGAGCCCGGTGTGCTCCAACTTGGACAGGTCGGCGGCGTCCACCGCGTCGGCCACCGTCTCGTGCTTGTACCCGGAGCGGAGCAGTTCGCCCGCCGTCACGGCCTTCAACCGGAACGTCTCGGCCCGGTCCTTCGCCGAGTCCCGCAGCGCGGAGATGTCGGAGGCGTCGAGGATCAGCCGCTTGCCCTGCGGGATCTCGGTGACCGTCGACAGCGCCGAGGCGGCCGACCGCCACAGCGGCTTCATCGTCAGGTCGGCGAACCGGCGCATCCCGGTCTCGAAGTTCGAGTAGGTCGCCGCTTGGAGCCCCTCGCGGAAGCCGACGATGATCGGAGGAACTCCGGCCGCGCTCGCGAGCCGGTTCTCCGTCGCAGCCGAGACGGCGGTGAAGGCCATGTCGTTGAACGACGAGCCGACGACCGTCATGTCGCCACCGGCGTCGAGGACGACCGTCTTGTAGGCGTTGTCGATGCCGCCGTAGCGGGCGGTGAGCATGTCGCTGATCTCGTCGCGCTTCGGCTTGCCGAGCGGCTGCGCGTACTTGACGATCATGTTCGGCGTCGCGGCGTGCTCGTAGAACTTGTTTTGATACGTCGTCATCGCCAGGTCGGCGCGGATCTCCCGGGCGACCGGCGTCAGCCAGGTCATTCCCCGGAACGAGGCCAGCGGGTCCGGCAGCGGAGCCCAATGCGCCACCTCGTCGGCGTCGTAGAGCACCGGCTCCAACTTGTCGCCGCCGTAGGAGTAGAGGTAGCCGAGCGGCTCCCGCCACTTCCGGCCCTTGGAGTCGGAGTGCTCGACCGACACGATGTCGACCCAATCGGGCCGCAGCCGGGTCAGGCCGCCGTCGGCCGTCCGGGCGATGAAGGCGTTCCCGGCGAGGTCGACATCCATGAGCATCCGGGCGAGCAGTTCGCCGGAGTGGCCTCCCGGCCACGGCACGTCGAGCGACTCGACGCGGCCCTTGTCGGCGCGGTTGCTCTCGTCGTCGAACAGTCGAGGCACCGCCTCGCTGAATAGCAGCAGCCGGGCGGAGATCAGCGCGAAGACCGGGCCGGAGTTGGCGGCGACGGTGCCGAACTCGTTCAGCGTCGGCAGGACGGGCTCGGAGTCGCCCATGCCGTAGGTCGACGAGAAGACCATCGCGCCGGAGAGGTCGTATTCGCTCTGCGGGATGACTGCCGCCCGCTCGACGAACCCGAGCGTCTCGCCGAGCGTTCGGAGTAGAGCCATGCGTCCCTCCCTAGACGAGTGTGATCGAAGGACCGCTGCCCGGCTCGGCGATCATCGCCCTGTCGAGCGCCATGATAAGGGCGACCACTCCGTCGATCCGGTCAGCGGCGCGGGTCTTCGCAGGCTTGACGTTGCCCTCCCCGTCCAACTGGACGGCGAAGTTGTCCGCGTTCCACCTCGCGACCGGGTGACCGCCGTGCCGCAGCAGCGGGGCGTCCGGGCGGCTTCCCCGTAGCAGCCGGGCCAGTTCCCGGGTCGCGTCGTTCATCGCGACGGTGCTCTGCGGCTTCAAGACGACCGGCAGCCCCTCGTTGCCGAGTTGGACGGCCAACTGCGTCGCGTTCCAGCGGTCGATCCCGATGCCCCCGACGACGAAGTGCTCGGCGTCGCGCATGACGTCGGCCTTGATGAAGTCGTAGTCGCTGACGTTGCCGGGCGTGACGGTGAGGAAGCCCTGCGACGCCCAGACGTCGGCGGCCCCGTGCGTCCGCTTCGAGAGGTCGGCCATCCCCTCCTCCGGCATGTAGAACCGCCAGACGACATCGAAGCCGCCACGGTGAGTGTCGGGGAGCGCCCACGCCACGGCACACAGGTCATGCGTGTTCGCCAGGTCGATCCCGCCGTAGGCCACCCGCCCGGCCAGGTCGTCCCACTCCGGCGGGATCCCGGCGCACGAGTCCCAATCGGCCATATCGAGGAAGCGGACGTCCTGCTTCGTCCTGACGTTGAGGTGGAGCCGCAGGAACTTGGACAGTTCCGCCGGGCTCTGCTGCGCCTCCGACGACGCCGACCTCATGTAAGCCCGGGTCGGCGCGATCGGGTAGCCGGGATTCGCCTTCGCCCACGTCGACTCGTCGAACGGGTCGTCGCCCTCCTCGGCGTACCAGATCGCGCCGTACTGCGTGAGGTCGCGGATCGACCCGTTCGCGACCTGCTCGACGTAGCGGTGGCGGCGGTCGTAGATCGTCTCGTGCCGGGAGTCGTCGGCCGTCGTGATGATGAAGATGAGCGGCTGCCGCCGAGCGCCGGTGCCGGTCTCGATCGCCTCGACGAGATCCGGCGTCTTGTGGACGTGAAGTTCGTCGACCAAAGCGCCGTGAAGGTTCGCGCCGTGCTGCGCCTCCGCCGACGAGGAAACGACCTCGATGTACGAGGACGACCGGAGGTGGACGACCCGCTGCTTGAAGACCCGGACGTGCGGCTTCAACGACGGCGACTCGGTGGACAACTTGCGGATCGGGTCGAAGGCGAAGCGGGCTTGCTTCTCGCCGGTCGCCGCACAGACGACCTGCGCCCCCATCTCACCGTCGGCGAAGGCGAGGTAGAGGAGGATGCCCCCGGCCATCGTCGTCTTGCCGTTCTTGCGCGGCACCTCGACATACGCCTTGCGGAAGACCCTGACCAACTCGCCGCTGTCGCCCGGCTGCTTCCAGCCGAAGATCGGCGCGATGACGTAGGCGACCTGCCACGGGTCGGGGTCGAGCGGGCGGCCGTACCACTCGCCCTGCGTGTGCCGCAGCCGGTGGAACGTGCCGAGCACCCGGTCGACCGCCTCGGCGTCGAAGACGGCTCCGCGATCCGTCGGCTCCGGCGTCTTGATCTGCGGCGGCGACGTCGGCGGGTCGAAGCCCCTCGACTCCATGTACCACGCGACCTCGGGCGACACCTTCAAGGCGTCGATGTCGACCCCGGCCCACGCGCTCCTAGCCGAACGGGTTGTCGTCGTCGGGCTCATCGGCGGGCTGCCTCTCCCAGATCGACTCCGCTGACGGCGAGAAGCCGAGTTCCCTGACCCATCGGTGGAGCGCCCGGTCGGCGTCGGTGCGGATCTTCCATGCTCGCGGGCTCCGCTCCTCGCGGTAGAGGTCGACGGCGTGTGCGTAGTCGGCCCACGCCAGACAGTAGGCGGCGACCGAGGCGCGGTCCTCGTGCTTCAAGAGGTCGAGGCGCTCCATCGAGCCGACGATCCGGTCCCACTCGTCGAGCGCCACCGGGTCGGCCCGGACGCTCGCCGGTGCTTCGCCGACGCCACGCCGGAACGGCGGAGTCGGAGCGATCGGCCGTCCACCGGAGTCGGTGCCCTCGCCGCGCTTGCCGCCTTCGAGCAGCCGCAGCGCCCTCGGCTTCCGCGCCGTCATCGGAGCACCGTCACGCCGTCGAGGTCCGCCAGCGCCTTCGCCATGAGATCGCGCACCTCGGTCTTCTGAGCGAACCGGCCGGAGAGGTGCCAGAGCAGCAGATCCACCTCGAAGCCCTCGGCCGTCTCCTTGAAGCGGGCCTCAGCGAACTCGTACTCGCTCATCCCCCACTCGCCGAGCCCGCCGACGTCGATCGCCCGCAGCGCCGTCTCGATGTCGTCGCGGCGCTCCGGCGAGCAGAGCACCTCGACCCCGGCCAGCAGCCCGCTCGGCAGACCTTCCTTGCCGCCCGCCATCCGGCCTCCCTTCGCCTTGCCCCCGAGTGTGCCACAACGGCGAGAGGCCCGGCCGAAGCCGAGCCCCTCGCCACCTTCTCACCCGTCGCCGAGGATCCAGCGACGCGCCTCCTCCTTCGCCTCGGCCAGCGTCGGGCGGCCGAAGCCGACCATCGCCCCGCTGCCGGTGACGTACTGCCACGCCTCGAACCGGCGCTCCGTTGCCTTGCCCCGGTAGTCGCGGAAGACGACGGTCCTCGGCTCCTGCCGGACGATGCCGCCCCACCCCTCGTCGCCGTCCAGCCGGACCGCGTAGCGGCCGGGCTCGATCCGGTGGAAGGTGACCCGCCGGGCGCTCACGGCCGGTACTCCCGCCAGATCGGTGCGCCCGGGTGGCGAACCTTGTCGATCCCCACCTCGTCGAGCGTGTAGCCCTCGGCCGCCGTCCACTGGACGTTGCCGAGGAAGTCGACCTCGACCTCGGCGGTGCCGTCCTTGAAGCGGAGCACCGTCGGGCGGCCCCGGCCGCCGTGCTTGCGCCTGCTGGCCCGGGCCTCCTCCTCGGTCGCCCCGAAGCCGAAGTAGTTCTCGCCGATCGCCAGGTAGCGGCGGTCGTCCTTGGCCTTCCGGCCCTCGTCGTGCTCCTCACAGTGAGGCATCGCCTTGTCGAGCGGCTCGCCGTCCCACCGGCTCGCCCACTTCGAGCAGCCGATGACGGAGCAGCGGCGCTCGCCCTCCTCGATGATCCGGCGGTCCTCGATCTCCTGCTTCGTGGTCATGTCGGCCTCCCTAGCCTCGCCGCCTCCCTGGCGGCCAGGAGGCCATTCTATCATAGCCAGGGCATAGCCACAAATCGGCTCTGGGGGCGTCCGGGGCGCTCAGAGGCCGATTCGGCCCCCTGGGGCCGTTTC